AGTGCCGCCTCCGTGCCGCACCGCCTTACTACATACTACGTATAGTAAGACAATCGCCAGAGGGGTTTAGTTCCATTAAGAAGTTAAAAAATTGCATCTTTTTTGCAATTAAATTGTAAGTGTCCGTAATCATTAGGAATTTAGTTTACTATTTATTGTTAACTATCTATGGATAAGGCGTAAATCATCAGGGTACACTCAGCGTTTTGGGCTGGTGAGGTTAGTAAATCAATGGCAAAGGGAAAGTTAACGGCCAAGCAGATGGCGTTCTGTAGGGCGTATGCGTCTGGGATGACGATGGCAGATAGCTATCGGGAGGCTTTTAGTGCTGAGAATATGAAACCTGCTGTGGTTAGAAACGAGGCATCGAAGCTGTGCGCTCGCCATGATATCGCCATGACGGTCGAGCGAATTAGAGAGGATAGGAGTAGGCTGGAGGAATCCCGATCTATCGGAGATCGTGAAAGAGTGCTACAGCATTTCAGACACTGGATGGAACAGGGCTGTGACGATCCGCTAAAGATCAGAGCAGCGGAGGGACTGGCCCGTGCAAGCGGATTGTTTAGAGATCAAACCGATGTGACCGTCAGCAGTCGGGACAGCACGGCAGTGGCTGGCGAGCTGGAGCGCAGGCTTGGTGCGTTGCTCTCAACTGGTCAAGAGCAAGCGAAAGCGGAGCGGGATGCGGAGGACATGCCGCCTGATGCGGTGCATTGATCGGGCCGATTCGGTTTTGGTTCTGGTTCTGCCTCTTTCTCCTTAAAAACTATCATAATGGGCCTTGTACCCCCACCCCCCCTGTAGGCTGTCGCGTACCTGTATATCTATGTATAGGAATCTGCTCAAACAAATAGTAAAATTTCAACATGTATAATTTATATTTATTTTATATGGATCACGTTGTTTTGCATGACAGCTTTCCTTCAATGGAAGAATGCCAGTTGTTAAAAGACACCGTAATTGAAAACTTAATCGCCCGTGGTAAAAAGGGCTTTGATTTACAGTGTATTTTCGTTTCAAAATAACCGAAAAATTTTTATAATTTTTTTCCATTTTTTAAACCCTTGATATATATATATATTTTTATGTATTTTTTTGTTGACTTTATTTGTCAAGACCCTAAAATTGTTATCATCTACAGATTCCTGTATTTAAAGCATTCGTTTAGATTACCGCAGAAACATAACGAACAATCCAGAAACGGCTTATTGAACCGAATACGGATAAATTCGGTATTATTTTTTTTATATTTTACGCTTTCGGTTCTAAACGAAACGGTTCTATAACAGTAGGAAGCCCCTGCCTGACGAAAAATTTCCTAAAACAGGTTTTTAATATGCCTCATTATACAAAAGACTTAAACAAAGTTATTGCTGGCTTAAAGAAAGCGTCTAAACTTCATGCAAGCCAAGCAAAGGTTTTGGAAAAAATAAAAAAAGATCAAAGCAAAAAGAGCTATGATAAAAGGAAGCCTAAAAAGTAAGGAAAGGTGGTGTTTAATTGATGAAATGCTGGCACTGCAACAATGAGCTTATTTGGGGTAGCGACCATGATGTTGATGAGGAAGAAGATCATCATCTTTGGTTAAGAGGTGGTGAGCTTTCACCGACCATTATGGTGACTTACCTTACTTGCCCCAATGAAGAATGCCAGTCTTTAGTTGAGGTATTTAAGCCTGATCTTGAAGTCTTAAAATAGGAAGCTAGTTAGTAGTGTCTTTAGCTGACCAGATAGACCCCGCGTTATTAAAACAGATTCCTAACCTGCCTGCTGCGGAGCAGGCACAGATCCTTGAGTTAATCGAGGAGCTTGAGGAGGCTGAAGCCAAGGAATACGCCCGTGATTACTTCATGGGGTTTGTTCGTAGGGTATGGCCTGCTTTTATAGAAGGCAGGCATCACAAGATTATGGCTGAGGCGTTTGAACGTGTCGCCAGTGGTGATCTGAAGCGGTTGATTGTAAATATGCCGCCCAGACACACAAAGTCAGAGTTTGCTTCTTATTTATTGCCTTCATGGTTTCTGGGCAAATTTCCAGAGAAAAAAGTTATCCAGACAGCGCATACTGCCGAGTTGAGTGTTGGTTTCGGGCGTAAAGTTCGTAACTTGGTGGATGGCGATGACTACAAGGATCTGTTTCCGAATACCAGTCTCAGAGCAGACTCAAAAGCGGCAGGTCGCTGGAGTACCAGCAAGGGAGGCGATTACTTCGCCATCGGTGTTGGCGGGGCAGTGACGGGTAAAGGTGCTGACCTGTTGATTATCGATGATCCTCATTCTGAGCAGGAAGGCCAGAGTGGTGATCCGTCTGTTTTTGATAAGGCTCATGAATGGTACACATCGGGGCCAAGACAGAGATTACAGCCCGGAGGGGCCATCATTATAGTGATGACTCGCTGGCACAAAAGGGATTTGACGGGGCAGATCATAAAGTCATCGACCAAGAGACTTGGATCTGATCAGTGGGAAGTGATCGAGTTTCCCGCCATCATGCCGTCAGAGCAACCATTGTGGCCTGAGTTCTGGCCCATGCAGGAACTGGTAGCTCTCAGGGAAGAACTGCCGTCATCCAAATGGAATGCACAATACCAGCAGAACCCGACCTCAGAGGAAGGGGCGTTAATCAAACGCAACTGGTGGAAGATATGGGAGCAGGATAACCCGCCCCCTTGTGAATTTATTATACAGTCTTGGGATACGGCCTTTCTTAAAACAGAAAGGGCTGACTACTCTGCCTGCACAACATGGGGTGTTTTTTATGCGCCAGATGACAAAGGTAAAACGATCCCGCAGATTATTTTACTTGACTCGTTCAAGGAAAGGCTGGAGTTTCCAGAGCTTAAAAAGAAAGCCTATGAGTTTTATGTAGACTGGGAACCCGATGCCTGTATTGTTGAAGCCAAGGCCGCAGGTACGCCATTGATTTTTGAACTCAGGGCGATGGGTATTATGGTTTCGGAATATACTCCGTCACGGGGTAATGATAAGATATCAAGGGTTAACGCGGTATCTGATATGTTTGCATCAGGTGTTGTTTGGCGACCCGAAAGACGATTCGCTGAGGAAGTGGTAGAGGAGTTTGCCGCTTTTCCTTCAGGTGATCACGATGATCTGGTGGATTCATCCACTCAGGCGTTGCTCAGGTTCAGGCAGGGTGGTTTTCTCAGGCTGAACTCTGATGAAGAAGACGAGCCGTTCTATCCGAGGACTGCCGCATACTACTGATAAGGCTTTTATATGGCATATCTGCAATCAAACATCCCGCATTTTAAATGCTGGGTGCGAAGGGAGTACACTTACAATCACAACGATTATCATGGCGAGTTCCTTCATGCGCTTGCAATCGCTGTTACCACCATACCTGACAGGTCTTTGAGCTTTCAGGTTGTGTTTACTGGCGCAGAGACCTATGATGACGATGAAGATAATGTCCACGGTGGGGCAATGTGGGCAAGAATGCCTATCAGTGCGCTGGTGGGCGATACCGTTTTAGAGGATTGGCCTGAACCAATGACACCTCATCTGGCGCAACCTTGGGATTGCAGTTCACGCAATCACGCGGTTTACGTCATGGACAGGACAAGTTCAAGCCCTTGGATCTGTAAAATAGATGGCGAGTTTTATACGGGTAAGTATATGTTCACTGTCGATTATACCGATTCTCATATTAGTGATGACCCAGCACAGCACAAGCAGAGTCATGTAATCGAATTACTTGATGCGGGTGACTGGACTGGCAATATTGTTGCTCTTCCTAACAACAGGGTGAGAGTAACGAACCCGGCGTTATGGGCATGTGGTGATGGCGCACCCGATTTTGCACCCAGTCAGTGGGTGTTAAGTGCAGAGGGTGACTTCAGCTACATGGATGCAGAAAACACCTTCAACAATTTGTATGCAGAGGATTATTGAAATGGCGATGAAGAAGTCCAAGATGGCAACCAAGAAAAAGATGGCAGCAGGCAAAAAGACAAAAATGTCTATGCGTGGTGGTAAGAAAACAAAGATGGCTATGAAAGCTGGAAAGAAGACTAAGATGGCTATGAAAGGTGGAAAGAAGACTAAGATGGCTATGAAAGGTGGAAAGAAAACCAAAATGGCTATGAAGGGTGGCAAAAAAACTAAAATGGCTATGAAGGGCGGTAAGAAAACCAAAATGGCAGCAAATTCCACTACGGCTCGCGGATCCCGTGCAGCAAGACCACAGACGTTTCGCAAAAACGGATAACTTAAATGGCAATTGAAAAGCCGCTTGTAACACCTGACATCATGGCAGCAGGTGCTTTGTCGCCAGACGAGGCGATAGAGATCGAGATTGTAAACCCAGAGGCGGTTTCTGTTGAAACGCCTGACGGTGGGGTCATCCTCGATTTCGATCCAGACGCATCAAGTATGGGTATGGTTCCGTTTGACGCGAACCTTGCAGATTTCATGGAAGACAATGATCTTACAAGTCTTGCAAGTGAATTGATAGGGTATTACAGGTCTGACAAGGAAAGCCGTGCAGACTGGGAAAGGACTTATATAGAAGGACTTGACCTTCTGGGTTTGAAGCATGAAGACAGAACCACCCCTTGGGATGGTGCATGTGGTGTTTTTCACCCATTGCTGACAGAAGCGGTTATCAAGTTCCAGTCCCAGTCGATACAGGAACTGTTTCCTGCCTCTGGCCCCGTCAAGACCAGCATTGTTGGTTTGATTGACGAGGAGAAAGAGAAGCAGGCTCATAGGGTTCAGGACTATTTGAACTACCTTGTGACCGAAAAAATGTCGGAATACCGCTCCGAAACGGAACGGTTGCTGTTTTCTCTGCCGTTGGCAGGCTCTGCGTTTAGAAAAGTGTACTATGACCCTAATATGGGTCGGCCTTGCAGCATGTTTGTACCCGCAGAAGACTTTATTGTCAGCTACGGTGCGTCTGATTTGACAACATGTGAACGTGCAACCCATGTGATGAAGCGTTCAAGCAATGAAATCCGCAAAATGCAGGTGGCAGGTTTCTATTCTGACGTTGATATCGGCAAGGCAAGCGAAGACACAGACGAAATCAAGCATAAATACGAGGAGTTGACAGGAAATTCCTCTACTTACGAGCTAGATGCCCGTCATACCATACTGGAAATACAGGTTGAGCTTGACTTGTCAGGTTTTGAGGACACACAAAGGGGCCAACCGACTGGAATTGCCCTACCTTATGTTGTCAGTATCGATTTAAGCTCCCGAAAGGTGCTGTCGATACGTAGAAATTACTATGAAGACGATCCACAGCGCATGAAACGTGAGCATTTTGTTCATTATCAGTACATGCCCGGACTTGGCTTCTACGGATTTGGACTAATCCACATGATTGGCGGTCTCGCCAAAAGCGCAACCTCCCTCTTGCGCCAACTTGTGGACGCAGGGACGCTTGCTAACCTTCCGGGAGGTCTAAAATCCCGTGGATTACGGATTAAAGGTGATGATACACCAATAATGCCGGGAGAATTCAGGGATGTGGACGTTCCCGGTGGCTCAATCAAGGAAAATATCAGTTTTCTGCCTTATAAAGAGCCGAGCAACGTCCTTTATCAGCTTTTAGGCGATATCGTTGAAGAAGGAAGACGATTTGCCACAGCGGCTGACGTAAAAGCAGCCGATATGAACAGTGAAGCACCTGTCGGAACGACTCTCGCCATTCTTGAGCGGTCAATGAAGGTGATGAGCGCGGTGCAGGCAAGGTTACACGCCTCAATGCGTAAAGAATTGCGTTTACTTTCTAACATTGTCTACGATTTTGGCCCAAGTGATTATCCTTACGCAACCAAAGACAACGCTGTGGTGCGCGAGGATTTCGATGGGCGTGTTGATGTGATTGCGGTAAGCGATCCCAACTCAGGTACGATGGCGCAACGCATTATGCAGTATCAGGCTGCGTTACAGCTATCTCAGCAAAACCCTGAGATGTATGATCTGCCGTTGCTTCATCGTCAGATGCTGGATGTCCTTAGCATCAGGGATGCAGACAAGATCGTGCCGATGGAAGACGATATCAAGCCAACTGATCCTGTCAGTGAAAACATGAATATCCTGAACAACAAGCCTGTCAAGGCGTTTATTTATCAGGATCATGAGGCACACATTCAGGCGCACATGTCATTCATTGAAGACCCCAAGATATTGCAGATTGCTGGCAAAAGTCCGTTGGCTAAACAGATGGCGGCAGCAATGGCAGCACATATTCAGGAGCATCTGGCATTTGCTTATCGTCAACAAGTTGAGAAAGAGCTTGGTGTTAACTTGCCAGCACCAGACGAAAACCTGCCTGAAGACATCGAACTCAGGATTGCCAGACTGGTTGCACCAGCGGCTGAACAGTTGAAAGGCAAAAATGAACAGGAAATGGCACAGCAGAAAGCTCAGGAACAGGCTCAAGATCCCGTTGTCCAGATGGCGCAAAGGGAGCTTGCCATTAAGGAAATGCAAGCCCAGAGCAAGGCCCAGATTGATCAGGCCAGACTTCAGCTTGAAACAGCTAAGGCGATGAGCAAGGCTAACTATGATTCCCAGAAACTCAACAGGGAAGAAGAGATAAAGAAAGCGGAACTGGCTGTCAGGGTTGCAGAAGACAACGCCAAGGATCAACTGGAAAGTCGAAAGATTGTTTCCAAGGAACAGATTGAAGGGGTTAAGATTGGCAAGGAAATAGTGGAGAACCTGTTTGACAGATAGAGCCTCCAACAATGCGTTTGAGTTTTTGCGTGAACAGTTGCGTAAACAGATGAACGAACTAAGCGATCACATTAGCGGTGGTGCTTGTAAGGATTTTGCAGAATACCGCAATTGTTGCGGTATTATAGAAGGACTTGCTATAGCTGAAAGAGAGCTTCTTGATTTGCAGGAAAGAATAGAGAAGGCATAGAATAGTATTTAATATTTAAACCATTCATCGCAACGGGCGATGCAAGCGACTCTGGACGCTTTTTTCCAGTGCAAAGGGAAATATCCATGACAGAACTGTCAGTAGTACCCCCAGAAAACGAGGAAGAGCCTCGCAAGGCACATCAACTGCCTGAGCCGAAAGGCTACAAATTGTTGATTGCTTTACCTAATCCAGAGGAAAAGACAGAAGGCGGGATTATTAAATCCGCAAAATCAATTCAGGAGGAATCGGTTGGTTCCATTACTGGCATGGTTTTGAAGATGGGCAAGGATGCCTACGCTGACAAAAAGCGTTTTCCCTCTGGTGCTTATTGCAAAGAAGGCGACTGGATTTTGATGCGTTCCTATTCAGGCACTCGATTTATGGTGCATGGTCAGGAGTTCCGTTTAATTAACGATGACAGTGTTGAAGCTGTAATCGAAGATCCGAGAGGCATAGGTAGAGTATGAGCAAATCAACTGAAGTGACAGAAACAGCAGCACCATTGGAAGAACGCTTTTTTGGCGTTAGGACAACAATAGATAAAGGCTCAAAATCTCTAGAAAAAAAATCTGATGATGATGAGATAGAGCTTGAGATCGTAGATGACCGACCACAGGAAGATCGTAGACCAGCTAAAGCAAAGGCGGCAGAGGATCAGCCTGATGACGAAGAGCTTTCGGGTTATAGCGAAAAAGTACAGAAGCGTATCAATAAGCTGAAGTATGAGCAGCATGAAGAGCGCAGGCAAAGGGAAGCTGCCGAAAAGGTTCGTGATGAGGCAGTTGCCATAACTCAGCAACTTCACACCAGAAATCAGGAAATGGAGTCTGTCATTTCCCGTGGAGAGTCGGCTCTCGTTGCCCAGATAAAACAAAAAGCGGCTCTTGCATTGCAAAGTGCGAAGGATTCGTATAAAAAGGCTTACGAGGAGGGCGACACGGATAACGTGGTTTCTTCTCAGGAGGCACTTTATAAGGCTCAATCCGAGATGGCTGAGGCCGAAAAGTACGAAAGAAATTTAGCGGTGCAGGCTGCAAAACCTCAAGTTCAGCAACCTGCTCCGCAACAGCCACCGCCTCCTCCGCAGGTTGATCCAGAGGCAAAGGCATGGGCTGACAAGAACACTTGGTTTATGGATCCGTCACACAGGCGAATGACTGCAACCGCATATGGTTTGCATGAAGAGGCTGTGTTGGACAGAAAGATTAAACCGAATACGTCAGATTACTTTGAGTTTATAGACTCAGGTATGAGAGAGGCGTATCCGAAATTTGACTGGCAGGATAGCGATTTTGATGGGGCTAACGCGACTCCGACTGCCAGCCAAGCGTCCACGGTAGTAGCACCGTCCAATAGGAATAATGGTGCAAAGCCGCGCAAATTGGAGCTAAGTCCCTCTCAGGTTTCACTCGCCAAGAAACTTGGGATTACTAATGAACAGTATGCCAGACAGTTCTACAAGGAGAACTTGAGATGACTGAAGAGCGCAAACCAAGACACAAACAATCGCGTCAAGAGGAATCAAGACCTAGTGACTCATGGGTTCCAGCTTCTCTTCTGCCAGACCCAGATCCCGTTCCGGGATGGACGTTCAGGTGGATAAGGACTAGCACCCTTGGAGAGCCAGATAATACCCATGTCTCAAGAATGTTTCGGGAAGGCTGGGTATCTTGTAAAAAGTCAGACCATCCCGAACTTCAATTAGAGTCGGACATTGGTTCCCGCTTTACTGAAGGTCTGGAGGTAGGTGGCTTGTTGCTCTGTAAGATGCCAGACGAGAAAGTGGCATCAAGAACAGAGCATTTCCAGAAAATTGCCCAGAACCAGATGGATTCTGTGGATCACAATTACTTGCGCGAAAATGATCCAAGAATGCCGCTTATGAAACCTGAGCGGAGTTCAAGGACAACTTTTGGCAGGAGCTAACTATTTAATGGTAAGCTCCTAATCTAAGACTTGTAACTAAAGGAGGCCAAACATGGCTACCACTGCAACCCCTATGGGCGCAGAACCAGTTGACACTCTTAGTGCGAGCGGCTCTTTTACAGGAAAAGTTCGACACATAAAGATTGCAAACGCTTACGGAACCGCTATTTTTTATGGCGATTTTGTTAAGATTGTTGCCGCTGGAACTGTAGAAAAAGCGGCTGTGACAACATCAGTTGTTGCTGGCACAGTTGGCATTTTCATGGGATGTTCGTACACTGATCCCAACACTAACCAGTTGACATTTAACCAGCAATTCATAGCGTCTACTGCCGCTGATGATATTGTTGCTTATGTCTGCGATGATCCTAAGTTGTTATTCCGTATGCAGGGTGACGAAGCTATAGCTCAGACTGGGCTTGGCAACAACATCTCTGCGGTTAACACGGCAGGATCAACCTCAATCGGTCGAAGCAAGAATGCCTTAGATGGCGGTTCAATTGCTACGACTAACACTCTTCCGCTTCGTGTAGTTGACTTTGTGGACGGCCCAAGCAGTGCTGTAGGTGACGCATTCACCGACTGTATTGTGACTTATCTGCCGCTCAGTCATGCTTACGAAACTAAACTTGGCGTATAAGGAGCTATAAGAAATGGCTATTTCAAGAGCGCAAATGCTTAAAGAACTCCTTCCGGGTCTTAACGCCCTTTTTGGTTTGGAGTATGAGAAGTACGAGGACGAACACACTCTTCTTTATGAAACAGAGAGTTCTGATCGTTCGTTTGAAGAAGAAGTCAAGCTGAGTGGATTTGGCGCGGCTCCCGTGAAAAATGAAGGCTCTGCAATCTCTTATGATTCAGCGCAAGAATCTTTCACTGCCCGTTATAATCACGAAACAATAGCAATGGGCTTTTCTATTACCGAGGAGGCTATGGAGGATAATCTTTATGATTCTCTGTCTGCTCGTTATACGAAGGCACTTGCTAGGGCTATGGCTTACACCAAGCAGGTTAAAGCTGCGTTTATATTAAACAACGGCTTTACCAATGCTTTCCAAAGTGGTGACGGTGTAAACCTGTTCACTGCGTCTGGTGATGGTGTTACTGGTGGAGATGGTCACCCATTGGTTAATGGCGGTAAGAACAACAACCGTCCTGCAACTGCGGCTGACCTTAACGAGACATCTCTGGAGAACGCGATTATCTCAATTGCTGCATTCACAGATGAGCGAGGATTGCTTATTGCGGCCCGACCAACTCGTTTGATCGTTCCACCAAACTTGATGTTTACTGCTGATCGTCTGCTGGAAACAACCCAGCGTACTGCGACAGCAGATAACGACATCAACGCCATAAGAAACATGGGTGCAATTCCAGAAGGCTACGCTGTCAATCACTACCTGACTGATACCAACGCTTTCTTCTTGCTTACCGATGTTCCTAACGGCTTGAAGCACTTTGAACGAACGGCTCTAGAGACAAGCATGGACGGTGACTTTGACACTGGAAATGTGCGTTATAAGGCGCGAGAGCGTTATTCTTTCGGGGTTTCCGACCCCTTGGGCATTTTCGGTTCGCCCGGAGCATAAACCGAATCGTGGATGGGGGAGCTTGCTCCCCCTTTCCTTATTCCTGACTGCTTGAGAATAGCAGACCAACCCAGACAGGGAGAATCAAATGGGTAATACTACATTTACTGGAGCAGTGCGCTCCGAAAGTACTTTCAAAACAGTTAGCAAAAACACCAGTACAGGTACAATTACTGAGGTGGTCACTGTTGGTGACGGCCCTGTAAGTCTTGCTGACTCCAACGTCACTCTTACCAACGCCACGCATAGCGGAAGAATCCTTCTTGTTCCAGATGGCGGTCAAGACAACACCTACACCTTGCCTGCGCCTATAGCAGGCTCTATGTTTAGGTTTGTTTATGCAGGTGGAGCGGCTGACGCAACTGACGCACTTATAGTCACCCCCGGAAATACCAACTTTTATATCGGTGGCGTAACATTCCTTGATACTGACAACGAAGTGAGCGCAGTGTTTTCTGATGGCAACTCAAATAGCTCCATACAGATCAACGTGCCTGCTGGTTTTGATGTGACAATTATGGGTTTGAATACCACTAATTATCAGATATTTGGTACTGTAACGGGTGCAACGGCCCCAGTGTTTGCTGATCAGTAAATTTACATGAGGAGGCTGGCCTTGGTCAGCCACCCCAACTATTACAGCGAGGAATATTAAATGGCTGATGCAGTTGCAACACAGACAATACAAGATGACGGTAAGTTTGCTGTTTTTAAATTTACCAACGTAAGTGATGGAACGGGAGAGTCTGCGGTTAAAAAGATTGACGTTTCTGCTCTGGCTTCTGACCCCCTCACCAAACAGTCTTGCACCTCTGTAACGATACAGAAAATATGGTATAGCACCTCTGGTATGAGCGTGAGGATAGACTTTGATGCCAGCACAAATGTTCTGGCTTGGCTTTGTGTAGCAGATTATGCTGATACCGTTGATTTTGGAGAGTTTTCTGGGATACCTAACAACGCAGGCAGTGGTGTGACAGGTGACATTGACTTTACAACGATAGGTCACAGTAGTGGTGACATCTACACGATCTGTATGAAAGTCATAAAAAATTATGGCTAGAAACTACAAGTCTGAGTATAAGAATTATCACTCAAAGCCCAAACAGAAGAAACGTAGGGCTAACCGTAATGCCGCTAGGGACATTATGGAAAAAAAAGGTCTTGTTAAGAAAGGTGACAAGAAGGACGTAGATCACAAGGACAGGAACACCAAGAATAACAAGGCGAGTAATTTGCGTGTAACATCACAGACAAAGAACAGGTCTAGAAATGGCACAAAAAAAATCCAGAGCAAAACCCAAAGCAAAGTCCAAGGCAAAGCCAAAAGCAAAGTCTCGCGTAAACGAGGCAGGTAACTACACCAAACCAGAGATGCGTAAACGACAGTTTAACCGCATCAAGGCTGGCAGCAAAGGTGGAAAACCGGGTCAATGGTCTGCCCGAAAAGCGCAGATGCTGGCTAAGGCTTACAAAGATGCAGGTGGTGGCTACAAGTCATGACGCTCAAAAAATCCCAGAAGTCTTTGAAGAACTGGACAAAACAGAAATGGGGAACCAAGTCAGGTAAGCCTTCTACACAGGGCAAAAAAGCCACAGGTGAGCGGTATCTTCCAAAAGCAGCAAGGGATGCGCTAACAGACAAAGAGTATGCCGCTACGTCAAGAAAGAAACGAGCGGATACAAAGAAAGGCAAGCAGCACAGCAAGCAGCCCAAGAAGATAGCCAAAAAGACAGCGAGGCATCGTAAATGAGTTTAACCGATGCGGAAAAGAACAGGATTAAAAAGGCAGGTTTAACAGGTCTTAACAAGCCAAAAAGAACGCCCAATCACAAAACAAAGAAAGCGGTGGTTGCGGTTCGTGACAAAGGCAAAGTCAAGTTGATACGGTTTGGTGACCAGAAGATGGGTCACAACTATTCCAAGGAAGCTAGAAAGAGTTTTAAGGCTAGACACGCAAAGAACATCAAAAAGGGGCCGACAAGCGCAGCTTATTGGGCAAACAAGGTTTTCTGGAGTGGTGAGGGTGGCAGCAAGAAAAGCCCA